TAATCGTAGAATTTAACACTTAGGCTAGGATTATCTGCCATTAGGCAATTAAACAGTTCAAAGATATTGCGCTTGCCAATCGGTAGCTCATGGCCAAACTTACGGCGGCAGAATGTAGAGAATTCAGCGTCAACCATAAAATCTACATTCTCCCAAGCTATATCAGACGTTCCATTTAGTCTGAGAGCAATAGGAGCGCCGCTGTTCTTGTTAACTTTGTCGAGAATAGCGCAAACAAGCAAACGAACGAACCGCTGTTTGTCTGCAGAGAATGCTAGGGTGCGGCGAATTCTGGCGGCTTGTTTGTTTGTCATATAGACGGGATTGCCGGCAAAGTGTAAACAGATCTTTTTACAATTGCCAGCACCGGGGCAAACGTTAATGCCTGAAGTGTCAGCCGGGGACAAGTGTAAGATGTAGGTTTGAACGTGGCTCTTTTCAGTTTTAGGATTTGTCGACAGCAAAGTCTTGTGATCGATCCTATATTGTTTGGCCATGGATGCCAAATCGGCCGGAAACTTAGCGCGAGAATTTAAGGTTTGCATGATTAGAAAGAAAGAAAGAAAGAAAGAAAGACTAAAAAGAAAGGAAGCCTAGAAAGATTCGCCCGGCTCATCCCATGCCACGCGGTGACCCTTGACGGTTTGCCTGTATTGGATGGGGGGCAATGAAACGTTGCGGCCGCTTGTGGGGGGCAATGGCGGCATGATCTCACCAGGAAGAACAGGGCGGCGCCATTGCGGCCGATCGGCTGGGAGACCATTAGAGCCCATGGTCCAGAACCCTAGGAGCTGAGAATCGTTGGCTTGCATGGTTTGGCGGGGATTGCGGAATGTCGGCCGATCGCTCGGTCGATGCCATTAAAGCATGCCGGCAGGAATGGCGCAACGTATCGGCAAAGCGTGCTGGTTTGAAAGCGACCACTGATCAGCGCCGTTGTGTTGACAGCATGGGCGCCCATAGGGTAGGCGCAGCAAACCGGCAGACAATGGCGCCAGATAAAGGATCCGCGCACGCGCGCGCGCCTACCATGAGACTGGCGAGACTGCGCAAGTCTTTACATTTGGTCACAATGGAGCGGCTTGATTGTTGATTGTCTATCTTTTGCACTTGCAATCAGTTGCTAATTGTTTGCGCTAGCAAAGCGTGATTAATTGTTGATTGTTTGCAGGATTGTTTGCAATTAATTGTTGATTCTTTATCCGTCAAAGTGTGATCAATTGTTGATTATTTTATTGCCACAGAATGCAATTAATTGTTGATTATTTACAGCGAGCTTTTGAGATTAATTGCTAATTATTTGTCTCGTGCAATTGCGGCTAATTGTTGATAAAAACAAACAATGAAAAACTATTGAGAACGCTTCTCATTTGCACTATGTCTCAAGACGCATAGAAGCAACTGACAACAGTTCGCAATAGCAATACGCCTCCAGCCGGGTCCAATACGCTTCCGGCCGGATCTTGATACAACCCTGGCCGGGCCCAATACAACTTCAGCCGGACCTTATCACCAGCCCTTGCGCTCCCGAGCCGCCTCAATGGCGGCTTCTTCGTCTTCATACGGCCCTCCCACTTCCTCTCCATCGTCTTCATACCAATACCAGCCCTCGAGCAGTTCTGTGCCCTTACAGCAGGCCTCTGTGAAATAGTCGATGAGAATCATTGCGCTTGCTCCTGGAGCCTGTTCCAAATCCATTGCTCTCTGGTGTTAGGCCGCATCAGCTCGTAACCCTCGTGATCGACGATGCTGTCACCAGCGCTATTTACGTGACCTTCCAGTTCGCGGTGCCAGAGGCCCTTGCAGGTGCCTTCTGCGTCGAAGATGGCAATCGTGTCTTCCCTGTCTTCCATGGCCAGGCGCACGTGCCTGATGAGGTCTGACAAGCGAGCTGCTTGGTAGCAGCCTTTCGTTGCCGGAAAATAGGGACCATTGTCCTGATAGGTGCAAACAGTGATCATTCTTCGTCTCCAGAAAGTTCAATGATGGAATAGTTGGAGCCTGCAGTTTCGTAGATCATGACAAGCTCGTCGCGTTCTTTTTCCGATTGAGCATAATCTTCATAGCCTTGATCATCTTTGAACAGCCAGACAATGGAAGGGGAAGTCATCAGTCGTTCTCCACAATGAGAAAGTCGGGGTCATTGTCTTTCTTGATCCAGCGGCATTGATTAGTGCCAGGAATGACAATGAAAAGCTTGTCATGATGATCTTGCTCAACAATTGCCATGGTCAGGCTCTTGCCAATGCGGCTCTTGCCCTTGGGGCTGATGGCCAGGATGTTGATTGCGTCTTGCATGGTTCAGAGAGCGGAGGAGGGCTTGTCTGCGGGCCTTGGCGGCCCTTAGGGCTTGAGGCTTGAGCCTCCGCTTGGGAGGCTTGCCTGAGTTGTGCTGGCGGTTTGGAACGTTCATGCCGCCTCCTGAGCTCCTTCCCTTTCCCATCGAAGCACTGTTGCAGCGATCTTGTCGCTAGTGGGATCGATCAGGCGGGAAGCCATGAAAGTTGAGCGTGCCAGGGAGAAGCTGCCGTCAGGGGCTTTGGTGAGCAGGGATGCTCCAGGCAGGCTCAAGATGTCGCCAGGCTTGGCATCACAAAGGAAATGAGCAATGGTCCAAGCGAGCTGGTCTTCGCGGAAGGAGGAGGTCATGGTTGGAGATGATGGTGAAGCTCGCGCCTCGTTGAATGAATGATATATCGGGAGAGGCCCCTGAAAAGGGGCCTGCAACAAGGCTTAACAAAAGCCAGTGCGACCATTGGAATAGAACCACCACTCTTGCTTGCCAGGGTCTGACTCCCGCTTCAGAGCCTTCCATTGATCGGGCAGCTCTTGCGTCTCGATGATGGTGCCAGCAGGCACCTGGACGGGGCCGCCGAGAGTGGAGATGGTCCACTGATCCATCACGGGCCCATTGATGTACCAGGTGCGGCTTACGTGGAGCAGGCCCACCATGTCAAGCTTGCGGGGATTGGCAGCACCGATGCGCTCCTGAGAAGGGAAAGGCTGGTGCCAGTCAGGCAGGGTGACGGTCAAGTTGATGGTCTCAAGGCCCTCGAAGGCGGTGTAGGCGTCGGCGGTGGTGAGTTGCTCGACGGCATGGTTGATGCGGGTCATGATCTCGAGAGAGGTGGAAGCTCGCGCCCCCTGTACGAAATTAAAATTAGACGAAAAGAAGGGGGCTGTAAAGCCCCCGGACCATCAGTGTTGCTTATGGTTCAAGCAGCCAAGGCCAGAGCGTGAGCCTTGGTGATGGTGGCAGCACCATTGCCCCACCACTGGCTTTCCAGGCGCCTGCGGGCAGCCTCAATGTCATCGCCGCGACCAGCCTCGTGCGTCACCCACTCAGTGATGGCGTTGTAGGCGCCCCAATAAGTGCCCTGTACGCCTTTGATGTCGAAGCCAATACCTTCCCCCGCGAACTTGTTGGCCACGCTGTCCCACTGGGGCAGATCGCTCAGGGTCTTGGGGCGAGCAGTGGTTTTGTCGCCTCGCTTGGCGTTGACAGTGCCAGCCAGTTGATCAGCAAACACAGCCTCGCAATAGGCCTTGAACTGGGCGCTGGTGCAGGGCTTGGCGGCCATGGCTTCGAGCTCTTCGAGGCCCGCAGTGAACTGCTGGCGCTTGATATCGATGATCTCCGGCAGGCGGTCGATCAGGGCGTTGCAGTTGAGCGTATGGCGAATGCTGATGCGCTTACCTTTGCTGGTGGCGCCAGTGTGCTCAGCATGCCCGAGAGCGGCGCTGAGCGTGTTGGCACAAACTACTCTCACGGGAGTGAAGAGGGTTTGGAAGGCGATGGAACCGTCGTGGCTGGTGGCGCCAACGATGTATTGGCAAATCTCGTCGCCCTTGAGCACCTCGCCTTCTGCGCCATTGATCTTGGCCGTGAAGGTCACCTTGCGACCCTCGTCGAGCACGCACACTGCGCTCATTTCTGCATCTTCGTGCAGGGCCTCGGCAAGCTTGATGAGCTGTTCATTCTGAACGATGGTGTAGGAGTCCTTCTGCACACTCAGCACTTTCCCATTGTCTCCCCTTGTGATGGCTTGATAGCCCTCGATGGGCTGGCCAGTGGGATCGAGGATGGGAGTGGAGAGCACTTGCCAATCAGCCTCGCCAATGGCGAAAGCTTCGCGAGCAGGGAGAGTGCCGTCAATAACGTGACCAAGACCGTGCCAAGCAGCCTGGCCGTGAAAGAAAGCGCCGGAAGAGAATTGATGAGCCATGGTTTTGAAGAGAAGGGAGCGGAGTCGAGCCGCTTGAAATAAAAATTAGACGGGAGCAGCGCCAAAGTCAAGCCTTGTTACAAAGCTTCACGATTGTCGCGGTGGTCACATTTGGTCCATGATGCCCATCAGGATTTGCTCCACATAGGCCTTGGCGTCGCGAAGCTTGGTCAGGGCCTCATCGCGCTCGTCACGGGCCTGATAAAAAGCGTCCGTGCCCTGTGGATAGAAATCGCGCCCGTTGCAAGTGGTGGACACCAAGGCCTCGATAGCGGTATTAACCGCCTTGTAGGCAGCATGGTATTCAGCGTAAAGCGTCTTTGAGCCAGTGCCGTTGAGATGGATGGTGGGGATGGTTGCCATATGAGGGGAGGCTGCGAAGGGTTCGGAGGGTTCAGAGAGGATCACCAAGCAGCCATGGGCAGCTCTTCAGCGCGGCAGTTCACTTCGCTGTTATGCACTTCTGCGAACAGGGCGTAGCGGTCGCGCATGATGTAGCAAGCAGCCTCAGGGTCAACTGCATCAATGGTGGCCGTCTCAAAGCGGATGTACTCCTTGTCAGTGCCCCAGGGAATGGAGGCGTACACGCGATAGGTGCGGACGATGGGAGGGAAAATGGTGGTCATTGTCCGATGAGGATGGTGGACCTCGCGGCCCGTTGCAAGTAATGTACAGGCAGGAGGGGCCTGGTCAGCCCCTCCGTAACAATTGTTTACAAACGCCCTGGGCTCTGTGTGCCCTGTACCACCATGAAGATCTTGGTGGCAAACACGGCCTGCAGGCTTCGGGCCTGGCGCTCGAGGGCATTACGATCGGCGCTGGAATCAAGAAGGCTCCAGCAACTGTCAGTCAAGGCCCAGAGGCTCCAGACGCTGTCGCGCTCGAGGACTGCCATGGTCAGAACACCAGCTCTTTGCCATTGCTCTTGATGCTTACCACGCGCTCGCAGTCGAAGGAACGCCAGGCGCCTTGGCCTTCATTGCGGGCAATGGTGAAATCGCGGCAGCGGATGATCGAGGGGTTCTTGAGCGCATGGCCCGTGCCCTTGATTTCTTGCGTGTCGCGAGGGTTGAACTGCAGCTTGCGCACGGTGCCGTCAGCCTTGACGAACTGCACACTGACGATGCTGGCGCCAGCCTCGAAAACGAACCGCTTGATGATGCTGGTTTTGTCCATGGGAGGGGGGATGGTGGGCTCGCGCCCTGTGCTGAGAATCATGGAGCATTGAGGGCCGGTTGTGAAGCCCTTAAGCCATTAGCGCTGCTTATGATCGCAGGCTTTGAATGGCAAACGGCGGCAGGCTTGCGCGGCGAAGCCTTTCAGCGCTAACAAACTGCAAGCTTCCTGTTCTGATGTTGCGAATTTTTATCAATGGCGTGTCTGCCTTCTTGAGCATGACAATGTACGCTCCCCTCCACTGCTTGAGCCCAGTGTCAAAGAGATCCACTTCATCGCCAGGCTCGTACACTTCTTATTTCTTTACTGTTGCTTCAAGCTTAGATGGCGCATGATGGAGAGCACAGAATTTTTGTGGATGGAAACTGACACACTTTTGATATGCTTGCAGATCAACTTGCGACGCTGGCTGCGTCACATAAGACCAGCCCAGGACAGTGAGCATGCCAGAAAGCACGGCAAAGGCAGCAAAGTTCTGCATGGAAAAAAGGACGAACTGGCTCACAATAGAAAGCCAGCCCGCCCCTGAAAAGGCTTTGTCACAAAGCGTAATACAAAGCCCGTTAGTCCTCGAGGACCAGCTCAGACAGCTCATCAAGCAAAGCCAGGCACCAGTCCTTGCCTTTCTTAGCCAGTAGCTTTCGAGCCGTTGGCACTGGCTCTTTGAGCTGAAGCGATGGGAAGGGAGTGATGATGCCTGCTTCAATTGCGGCTGCGCGAGCGCTTTTGAAGCGCTTGCCATGGCCGATTTCATCAAGAAGCTCGGGCTGGTCACGGGCGATTCTTTCGAGAAAATACGCACGAGAAGTGCCCTTTGCTCCGGACTTTATATTATAACCTCCGGGTTTTGGTCTCATGCGGCCAGTCTCGGGGTCTCTCGGCTGATCTCCCGTGTCTCCGTGTTTACCTTTGCGCTGCGTTAGCTTCATTTCCCCCAGTAGCCATTGGGCGCTATCTGCGACAAAACGAGAAGACGAAGCGACAACTCCTAGGCATTTTTCAAACAGAGCAAGATCTTTAATATCAAGTCCCTCTTTGTGCGTCATGAAATCAATGAGATCAACAAACCGCCTCACTTCTCCATTGACATCATCCACATATTTCTCAAAGAGCTTCTTTTCAATAATTTCACGCATGTAAAAATAAAATGCCTCCTCTCCTACCGCGCTTTCAAGATCGTTGGCGATACTCCTGGCGGAGAATACAGTAAGGCTCATGCGACCTCCTTGGAAAGCTCTTCTGCCACTTTCACCCAGTGCTTACGCTGTTCCAAAGAAGCCCTTGAAAAGGTGATGCCAGCGGCTTTAAGGCCCGCTAAACGATTGATATCGCCACGCACTTTGCGAAATGCAGTGTCATTGTCTTCAATTTCTCGGTATCTACCCCCAAAGCGAATTAGGTTTGTAAAATAAATCGCCTTTTCGCTTTGCCGCTTCATGTCTTCTTCGTACGATGGTGCAGCCGGAGACTCTTCATCTTCAATTTGCAAAGACAATTCATCGACGGAGACGCCAAGACACCGACACTTCGCTTCAATTTCGGAAATTGCATGCTGCTCGGCCCGCTCTTCTCCTCGTAGAAACAAACTCAATATATGCTCGGACCAGTGTGAATCAATGTAGCAATCAGCAGCATTTTCATGCACTTTCATTGCTTCAATAATCTCGTGCCAGTCAGACGCATTTTCACTTCCCCTGTATACTCCAACGCTGTTTTCGCCAGAAGTAACAATGCCGGTTACATTCTTTCGCTCAGGAATCGACTCTCCGCAGTTGTCCTTGGCAGAACGGTCAGGCAGCGCTCCACAGGCATCTTCTACCTGTTTCTCAATATTGCGAGCAATATAGCGAAGCTTTGGATGCGCAGGGGCTACAACATAAGCAATATTATCCGACCTGTTTTTATCCGCGTATTGATCCTTGCCAATGGGAATGCGACGAACAGTCCTGCCAACCACTTGGATAAAGTAAAGGACAGTAATAATTGCACTTAAATAAGCGACAACTTTAATCTGAGGAATGTCAACTCCCTCGGAAATCATCCCCACTGAAACAATCGCATCGGGCTTATCTGCAGCATTTTCCTTGCATTGTTTAGCAATTTTTTCAAGCTTTTTCGCTCCATTATTATCATCACTAACAACTACAGAAACGCGATAATCAGGGCGAAGTTCTTGAATGTATTCCGCAATCTTGCGAGCATCTTTCATGCCTTTCGCGACGCAAAGCATGACGCTGGCGTTTTTTTGGTGACAAGAGCGTTCAATTTCTCCACGGCTTTTGGAAAGCAAAGTCAGCGCCTCGTCAATGATGCGACGAATAGTTTCGTTTTTGCCGGGCGACTCAATATCCAAATCGAAATGGAGGTGCCTACCAAGGGGCTTATCGCATTTCTTCGCCCATTCCTCCCATTGCTCTACATTCTCCCATTCATCACAAGGGAATTTCGGGAGATCTTTGTGCAATTCAGAAGCCTTACCATCTTCACTGCGCCAAAAAGAATCCCAAAACTTGAACTTCACCGGCACAGTGCCACGAGTCTTAGGTTCGCGAAGATCTTGCGCGTAATCGTAAACAAAATCAGCCCGAATGCGACCATCGTTTTGATAATAATTTTCGCCACGAATATTCTTCTCGTCACAAAGAACTGCAATCTTTCCTTCGCGTTTCCAGGGGGTGCCGCTCAGAAAAATAGCATGCTCACAAAGAGCAACAAGGCGATCCACGGCATTCCCCCATTCGGCAGTGTCTGCTGGATGATGAAACTCGTCAATGATTGCAATGATGCCAGAAACAGGGCGACTGTGCAGTGCTTCTTCTACCTTTGAATAACCAGCGTAAGTTGACACCCAAACATTTGCATCAATGGGAAAATCAGAGTTGTCTGTGACATTAACTCGTCTTCCGTTGAGACGAAGACCGTCAAAGGTTTTTTTCCACCCCAGTCGAGTGCCGCAATTGGGAGTCAAGACAACAACCAAATCTGCCTTGCCATCCTCGAGAAGCTTTAAAGCGGCAGTAGCACTGCAGAGAGATTTTCCTGATCCAGTACAAGCTTCAATGACAAAAAGCTTGCGACCTTTGGCAAACTGAGGCAGACAGGTGTTGATTGCTTGCTGTTGCCATTTACGTAAGTTCATGATCGAACGATGCAGATTTAAAAATATTGCACCGTCTGCAACATGCCACTCCATTGTCAATAGTGGTGCGACCACCTTGACTAAAAGGCACTACGTGATCAATTTGAGTGAGAAGCCCTGGCTGCAGCTTTTCACCGCAATAGCAGCAGGTCCAGTGATCTCTCACAAGAATCTGCAAGCGTTGCCTTTTAGAGAATAGACGACTCATAGTCAAACGACTACACGCAGAAAGCGTGTTTCCCAGACGGGATCGGCAAAACCGACTCGCAAATACTAGCAAGAAAAAAGAAAAGCGCCCCTTGCGGAGCGCTCGTGGATTCCGTTCTTACAAATCATGCCCTAGTGAAACAGAGTCGCGCAACTCCTTGTGAGGGATTGGCAATGCGAGCGAAAGCTGCGAAAGACAGATCGAGCACTCTCCCATGGACAAACGGTCCACGGTCTGACACCCTCACCACCACTGACTTTCCATTGGCTGGATTTACTACGCGCAAGCGGGTGCCGAGGGGGAGCGATG